GCTTGCTGTTGCTTCAGTGCTGGCAAACCTGCTTCAGTGTATGGTTGAAGTAGCTTGCGCAGTTCGTCAAACTGCCGGCGCTGTTCATCAATCCCCATTTGATAGGATTGCTGTTGTGCGCTTGATGCTTGGCTGGCTGATTTGCGCTTTTGCTCAGCGCCAAGCAGACTCAAACCAACTGATGCAATGAGTGCCCACGGCATGATAGTTCTCCGTTATTTCTGAATCAGTGAATGGTCAATGTGATCTGGATCACATTCTTCAGTTGCGTGAATGCAAAACCACACCAAGTCTGTCATGGCTAAAACGCCGTGAGGAATTCCGGCCTTGATCGTAATGCAAGCCGGCCCGGTGTACTCCGTGACAGTCTCGCCATTTGTCACGGCAGCCTTGCCACTGGCCAAGATGCTCAAGTGATCGTAAGTATGGGCGTGCTGTTGCAGCATAACGCCTGCTGGAATGATCGTTTCTTTGGCATACACGCCACCACCAAAATGGTGCTCAATCTTGCCACCAGCAGCATCAAATAGTTCTTGGCCTTGCATCAAGTAACCTCACGCCCGGATGCGCTGATTGTAAGCGCGGAAGCAGCGCCAGCCAATGTGGAAATGAACCCGCCAGATTCCAGCGTTTGCCCAACCACCTCGGGGCAGTTGTACGTTTCGTTTGGCGTGATGCTTTTCAGGCTCAATACGCGGTTGCTTGCGCCAGCACTACCGCCAGAAGCAACTAGGTTCACGCTAAATGCAACCGTTGCAGCGCTCGTATTCGTAACCGTGAACTTGTCAATGATGGTTTTGCAGTTCACAGCCGTATATTGAGCGGTTTGCGCGTTCTCGGCCTGCTTGCGCGGAATGATGTTGACTACGGTAACGGTCATGTTTGCCTCACGAGATATTGTTTGTCACGGTCAAGATGATTGACGGAATGGCTGGAACCGGGGCGACTGCGGCCTGCGATAGGATCTGTACCGATGTATCTGAAGCAGAGTAGACCAGCTCGAAATAGTCTCCATCCTTCATTTGCAATACAAAGTTCCACGCGGCCACTAGTTCACCATCCGTGCCTTTGAGCCGCACTTGGCTGGCTGAATTTGGCACATCAACGCCGTTCACTCTAGCCCAAATGTAGATTAGGTGACTGCCGCCGCTTGTGTTGTCCAACTGCGCCGAGAACTGAAAGTCATACACCCCAGGCTCATCTACGTAGATGCGCGATGTGGTCGCGCCACGGTAAACGCCAAAGCTCAGATCGGTGCTATTGAAAGTTATCGGATAGGCTGTGTTGATCGCTGCCGGCACCTGCGTTGTGGTGTCGTAGAACGTGCCGTAGCGCTTTCGTTTCTCAGGTTGAAGCGGAGGCATCAGAAATGCCGCATCGTCGCTTGTGCGGGCTTCTGGTGGCGCTGTGGCCAGTAATTCCAAAGCCTGCGCGATGCGTTGCAGAGAATCCAGTGCCGATGTTGCGTTAGCTTGCGCAATTCCGGTATCAAGTGCAAGCTGATCTATCTGGTCAGGCAAAAGCTCGCCAGAGTTGGCCGTGATCTGCTCGAAGACCTTGATGGACTCATGGTCAGGCAGAAACTTTGCCAGCTGATCGCGGGTGAGCTTGCGGAATTTATACATTCAGCGGCTCCAGCGTGGCCTCAAGCCGCATAACCGACAAATGGCAATCACTCAGGCCGGTGAATCGCTGCGCACGCCATTGGCGCATCGTGCCCTGTTGCAGCCAGCGAATGCGCTTGCCACGGTTGCCAATGGTGCCCAAAGCGCAGGGCCGATCTTGGCTCCAGGTTTCACCGTCCAGCGTGTAGCTAGTCCACACTACCGGGGCATCATTCAAAGCAACACGGCCAGGCAGGGCCACGAGTTCCAGCTCATGGAAAATAGCGCCCTTGGCCTCGTTGTATAGCATCTGAGTGCCGAATTCCCAACCGACTTCAGCGCCCCAGTGGCTAGAGATGTTTTCGACAATCCGTCCATGCACAGCGCTGGCAGGATTGCCGACTAGCCATTGATCGTAGCAATAGACAAAGTTGCGAGCTTGGTATTGGCCTGAATCGGTCAATGACGTAACCAGCTCAAACCATACCTGCGATTGCATCGACTGCGAAGCGGTGCCGTTGTAAACGAGCGTGCGATATGGCAGATGGATGTATAGCAACCATTGACCATCCAGCAAGCGAGATTCGACTAGGATCGCAGATAGTTGCGCTTCCGTATAGGTTGAAAGGATGCGGTCGATCTCGGTTGTAGAAATATGCTGAGACTGGCTGTTTGCGCCCAGGTATACGCCGACTGATTCATTGCGGCCTGAGCCAACAAACGCCAGGTTATCCATGAAAAGCGCCGCTGCATGAGTGCCAACCGCTCCTCGCTGAATCTGCGCGCCATTGATGCGCTGGAATGGGAATAGAGAGCCGCCTACGTTGTCGAAGATTTCTATTGTGTTGCGGTTCAGTACATAGACTTCATTGCGCAGCTTGTAGATGCCAAGCACCGGGTCAGGGTCAATTTCAGAACTGCCGTACTTTAGCGGATTGACCGATAGCGGGTCATTCAGTTCCGTAACGACCAGGAAAGTTCCATCAGTAGTGAAAAAATAACCGTCAACCCAGCAGAAGTCAATCACCGTTCCCAGGTCAGGGTCGGTTACCTGCGTCAGTGTAGACCCGTTCCAATAGAACAAAGACCCACCTGAAGCAATGGCCAGCCGGTCAAAGCTGTAGTCGAAAGTCACCAAGCCAGATCCGCCAACATCGCCTAGCGTTGTGGCGTTGCCGAGCGAATCAATGCGTACCAGATCAGTGCCCATAACGCGATAGCAGACACCATTCCAGTTGATGCCGCCTCGATCAATACCGGGGCCAGAGCCGAACTGCACAATACCATCAGCGGGCCGCAAATAGCCATTGCTCACGCCGTTTGGCGTTGCAATAGGCATCATGTTGCGCGGGTACGAAACCCGCACATCTGCGTTTTGGTCGGTGTAGATGCCGCTGAGAATTGCAATTTGAGTCATTTCACCATTTCGCCTTGTTGGCCCAATACGCCGCGCTTTCGCCTTCTTTCTTTGGCGACCCGCTCACGCCTTGCTGTCCAAACCGAATCGTCTTGATCTGGTCGCCAACCTTGGCCACCACCACATGAGACTTTGTAGGATGGCTGGGCGTGCGTTTGGGCTTGTTGTAGCCTTCAACGCCAGCCCGAGCGAGGCGTGAGTCTTTCGTCATAACAAAATGGTGAGTTAGCCTACGCGATACCATACATCCAGCACAGCATCAAAGCGCAGCCGGAAATATGCGTTAGCGGCCAGAGTAGTCGGCGCTCCGATCACCGTTGCACCATTGCCAGACACGGTAAGAGTCGTAACAGCTTGCGTAGTGTTGACCAGCACCTCTTGACGATCAACGCAGTTAGCCACAGCAGGCAGCGTGATAGTGCCAGCAGCATAACCAGCCAGCGGCGTGAGAATCAACCACACGCTATCGCTGGAATTGTTCACCGTCACAGTGAAGCCAGTTGCAGCAGGCGATGCATATTGCGTTACCTTGTCATCGGCCACGGTTGCGTCAGAAAGAACATAGTCCTTGATCACGCTCATGCTGGCTTTGCGGGCATCGCCGTTTGTGCTTGAGTAGATCGGCACCTGATCGCTGCTTACAACAGCGTCAACAGCCGACAGTTGATTGATGGTCGTCATGTGTGCCTCATTCAAAATCGATTGGCGAATCCGGCCCGACAGTCAGCGGAGAAACCGGCTGATCAAAGAATGGCCTATCAATGTTCATCGGCTTGTTACCTGCGCCAGTTGGCAGCGTGCCGGTGAAGGTCATTTCAATTGGGTAGGTGTAGTGCGCAAGCATGGCGTTATATGCTTCACGCGCCGACACCTTTGTATCAGGCATCATGGCCTTGCCAAAGCTAGGCGCAATCCGCATTGCAAGATTCAGCACAATGGCCTCATTGGCTCGATCTGGAACCGTTGCCACATCATCCAGATCATCGCCATTTGGCGAGGATGGCAGTGGAAAGCCAAGCCGAATGCCTTTTGCATTCCATGTGGCCATCATGGCATTGAGCTTGCGCAGCGCAGTTTGCAGCTGCTCAGGCGTCAAGTCGAAGACATAAGACCCTAGGCCCGCTTCTTCAAACGCCTGAGTGATAAAGTCACGCTTTGTCCAAGCCATTTAGAGCCGCCTTGATGTTGCTCGCGAGTTTAGCATCAGAAGTTCGCCCGTCAAACTTGATTCCAAGCTCTTTGGCCTTTTCTTCCAATTCTGCCCGTGTTGGCTGGCCATCGTCAGATTCTTTCGGCTCCGAAGCGGTCAAACTCCAGCCGAGCTTGATATGCGCCGGAATATCATCTTCCGAGACAATGACGTAATCAAATAGACCCGTGTCGGTCTTGATCATCTTGCCTGGACGATAAAGCATCGTCGGGTTCTTCATTTCTTGGCCTTCGGTGTAGCTGCTTTTTTGGCTTTGCGCGCAACATCCAGAGCGATTGCCACGGCCTGCTTTTGCGGCTTTCCGGCTTTCATTTCTCGCTTGATGTTGGCAGATACGGTCTTGGGGCTATAGCCTTTTTTGAGCGGCATATTGATCTCCAGGTGATACAAAAAAGAGGGGCCGAAGCCCCTCTCCATTTGTGCCAGAGCTTAGGTCTGGTTGAACAGCATGATGCCGGACATCTGCGGCTGCTTGTTCACCACGCCAAACAGCGT